GGAGATCTAAAAGTTGGATACAACCCTGTATACGGTTTCAACCGAAATACACTTGTTCAATTGCGTGTTGAGCTAGACACTAGCGGAAATTATCTATGGAGACCTGGTGGAGAAACGATGCCAAACACGATCATCGATTTTCCATACATACTTATGCAAGATATGCCTGACATTGCCGTAGCGGCAACTCCGGTAATACTGGGTGACTTTTTCCGTGGATACACTTGGCTAAATGCAATGAATACTGAGCTTATCCGAGATGATATCACTGGCGCAGATTTACGTTCAGTTTTCTTCACTTGGTTCCAGTTCAACGATGGAAAAACAACCATTCCTGAAGCATTCAAGTTAATAAAAATCAAAGCATAGTATTATTAATCAGGCCCTCTTAATTGAGGGCCAATAAAGCAAAGGAGTAAACAAAATGGAAATGGATTTAACCAGTTCGGTAGAACCAAGACTAGCTTTTAATGTCCAAGAAATCACGAGTGACACTACTACTGTAGGTAATATTATTGACACAGTAAGTTTTCAATCAGTAGACCTATCCTTTTTTACAGGAACGGTCACAGATGGTGATTATGCGGTAACAATCAATGTCGGAGATGAAGTTGATGATATTGCAAACCCGACTAGTATTACTGACGCAGCACCGATAAGCATAGACAACCTGATAGGGAGTCTTCCTGCGTTTACCGATAATGCTGATGATGATGCAATCAAGCATGTTGGCATCGTTGCTAAGAAGAGATTTTTCCAGGTATCTGTTGTTTCAACAAACACAAGCTCTGGAGCTTTCGTAGGAGCACAGGCAACGCTTGGAAATGCTTCAAGTCGTCCGACCTCTTAATATATCTTTGTGCAGAGTGGTGCCCACGCCACTCTGCACTGAGTAAGGAGAATAAAAGTGAAAATAAAAGCAATAAAGGATTTCAAATGGTCTATCGGATACACTGCAAAGTCTTTCAAAGATGGTTGCGAATACGATGTTTCAAATGATGTTGGAAATACCATGATTGATTGCGGCTATGTAACGGATTCCCAATCAAATGTTCATAAGTTCCCACCTAAAAAAGAAGACCTTGTGACTGAAAATAAGGCTATTGAGTCTGCGCCTGAAAATAAAAAAGGGTCTTCAAATAAAAAAGCCTCATCTAAAAGGGGAAGGAAGCCTAAGAAATAGACCATGACTTATGTTTTAGATTCTAAGGAAGACGGAGATGTTGTTAAGCTTAAGGATGCAAAAGCTTGGCTTAAAATAGAAGATTCAGCAGAAGACTTTATAATACAGTCTCTAATAGATACTGCCGTGGAGATGGCAGAAAAGCATATGAATAGAGATATTCTCACTGCCACATACATCAACTTCAAGGAATCATTTTTAGGGGACTTAACTCTGAGGAGAGGGGGATTTCAAAGCGTGGTGAAAATTGAATACCTCAGAGATGGATCGTTTACAATTTTAGACCCCACAGAATTCACAGTCTCTATAGGCGGTGTATTCGGTGTCATATGTGAAATAGATATCCCGTCCGATATTGATACTGACTGCAATGCAGTTAAAATAACATTTAAGGCTGGGTTCAATGATGATCCAGGATGTATCACAGATGACATAAAAACCGCTATAAAGTTAATAGTATCTAGAATATATCAAAACAGAGGAGATTGTGACGAAATTTCCAAGGATGGGGTGAATTCGGCAATGCCAAGTGTCGCAAAAAATATACTCAACTCATATAAAATAGTAGACCTAGGAGAATTGACAGGTATTTGATATGGCTTTTCAAGAACACAAGGCTTTAACTGGTGATGAATTACATCTAGCATTTGGACAGACTGGTTCAGGTAATCCGAATGGTGTATTTACTCCAAACAAGATAAATGAACTTTATTTGGATGTTACCAATACAATAGCGTATGCAGCAGTCGGGTTAACAAATACCGATTGGAATGAACTTGATCACGAGATTTTCAATAATGGGACCGAGGGTCAGATTATAACTTTTGATTCAGCCAATGATCCAACTCTTCTTTCTCCTGGACCTTCAGGGACCGTCCTTACGAGTAATGGTGCTACGTCAGAGCCATCATATCAATCAGTATTGGGCACAGGAGATGTTATCGGGCCTGCGTCCTCAACAAACAACGCTCTGGCAAGATATAACGGAATTACAGGGAAGGTAATAAAAGATTCATCTGTATTAGCGGACGACTCAGGAAATATTACAGCCGGGACATACAACGGACGAGATGTGGCGACTGATGGATCAAAGCTAGACACAATTGCAACAAATGCGACAAATACACCACTAAGCTCTACACCACCAGTCAATGTAACAAAATCTTCGTCTTCAGCTGGTGTTTCTTCTGAGGCATCAAGGCAAGACCATAAGCATGATGTAGATACCGCAATACCGGTTGGTATTGGATCTTCAAATTCGGAGGGTTCAGGAACATCCTTATCAAGGTCGGACCATGTCCATGATCACGGAAACCTAGGAAACGGATCTCTGCATACAGTTGCAACTACATCCATTAATGGATTTATGTCTAGCGCCGATAAAACAAAGTTAGACGGGGTCCCATCCGCTTTTTCAGGAGAACTTGTTGTTAACCCATTTTCTTTTACTAGTAACTCAAAGGCGCCATGGGCATCCCGTTCTGCTGGAACAAACCAAACCACTAATTTTTCGTTTGAAATCCCATCGGATTTTTCAAGTGTTAAAAGGGCTGTTGTACGATTAATTCCAGATTCATCATTTGTGTCGGTTGACATTGATCTCACTCTTGGATTTGGTGGAACAGGCGAACTGTTCACCGCAAATAGTAATACTGATACGACCACAACGTATTCTTTTACTTCGGATCAGATTTCAGAAATTGATATAAGTGCTCTATTCACATCTGTTTCTGCTAGTGACTCTGTTGGATTTGAGCTTGATCACAATGCAATTGGAGGCACAATTCATTATACAGCTCTAATATTGGAATATAATAAAACATGAATAATTTTACTAAATCTGAATTCGAATTTATGGGCGTGACCTACTATAGATATGCTGCAAATAGAAAACGTGGTGGAAGCGAGTATGTGTTTTTTAATTCTGTTCCTTACGGGAAAGTCTATGACCCAACATGGCCAAAATACATTGAATCAAGCACAAGTTTCATTGGCTCTAAGTTCTATTCTAGGATGAAGGGTGACGATATGTATGTCGATTTCTTATCTGAAATTACGACTCAACAAGAATCGGATTTAGATGGATTATATGATAGTCATGTTGCGCCAACTGACCCAGTGTGATGGCAAGTCTATCATCATCACTTCATGCAAATCTAGTACAGGATAACGTCCTGAATGCAGGATTAATACAAGAAGATATTTTACGGGCTGCAATAGTTGAAATAGCCCAATCCGCTATAATATCTGACATACTTGATCAGCCAATTGTTCTAGATAATGCGCTATGCCCTATAAAAACTGGCGTTGATTTCGTGATATCATCATAAAGATATGCTGATCATAAAAAAAGGCGATTCAAGAACTCTTAACTTTGTCGTGACTTCAGGATCGCAAGACGATCAAACAAAGTTAACACAGGCTGAACTTGATAGCGCCATTGATATAAGATTTGTAGTAAAAAACAAACAGACAGATTTGGATTCGGCTGCATTAATAGATAAATCAATTGGATCAGGAATAACCACTCTACCTGATGGAGCAGCAGAAGACCCAAACCTAAAAGTAGAGATTTTGAGCACGGACACATCAAATCTGTTAATCAAAGAATTTTTTATAGGCCTTCAAGTAAAGTTTTCTTCTACAGAAAATCAGGAGGCTAATATATTTGAAGAGGATGACTCTGAAGTATTCCATGAAAGACTAAGGATAATACAAGATACGGTGAGCGCTTGATATGACCTGCAAAACCTTGGGGTTTCCAAAAAAAAAGATATGCTCAGGAGACTTAAACAAAAGGATCACTATACAATCCAGATCTCTTGGTAAGGGAGACTTTACAGAAGTAGAAATTACCGAGACGTTTACAGACATTGCAAATGTCTGGGCGGCATTTGAGACTGTTTCAGGATTCAAAGCATTCAATTCAGTTGGAACGAATCAGCAAGGTCCTGACCAAACAGTGGGCACTCACAGATTTTATGTAAGGTTCCAACCTTCAACGTCATCTGTAACGAGTGAAAACTGGGTGGAGTTTAAGTCTCAAAAATACAAGGCCATAACCGTGGAGAATTTAGATGAGAATGACGAATTCATTGCTATAACTTGCATCAAAAAGGGTCCTAAAACATTGGACGCTAACCTAGCTTGATATGGGAGTGAAAATAGATCCAAAATCTAAAAAGGTTTTGGTCAGAATAGAAAAATTAGATAAGCAGATACCAAGAAATCTTAGACGTGGACTTTACTTTGTAGGGAAAAAACTAAAAGAAACTGCATCAAAGAACATACTTAAAAGAGGTAGATCGGGTAGGGTTTATAAATACAAGGGGCGGAGGCACATATCATCTAGCCCTGGTGAATCTTGGGCAAACAGGAGCGGAGAAGCCAGGAGGGGTCTCATATACAAGGTATCTAGCCCAACGAAACTCATATTCGGAAACACTGTAGAACATGCAAAATTTATGGAGTTTGGCACCAAAACGATACAGCCAAGACCCGCTCATCTCATTTCAATTAAGCAGAACAACAGAAACATAATTAAAATTCTCAATAATGAAATTAAGAAGGCCCTGACTTAAATTCACCCCGTGATATAATTTTTACTATGCTATTAAGTGATTTAATATTACAAAC